AGGAGACACATACACACATACACACATACATTTAAAAACCTGGGGTCAAACATTTTGTGTTGCAATGCTTTTGTTTAAACATGCTGCTGATTTTGCAAACACTGCTGGCAAAACTAGGGCTGGCAAGGGCTATCTGCTGGCTTGCTGCTGACTCGCTGCTCGTATCAATAGCGCCCGACCTAGCAATCGCAGCGCACCGCTTGGCTCGCTTGGCATCTCACATGCTGAGATAGTTGAAAGTTCAATCACTTTCCTACTCACGAGTAACATCGCTAAAAGCAGTTAAAATCATGGGCGCCAGCGATTATGCAAAAGTGGCACATTGCTAAAAGCAGTATAAATCAATGGTTTTAGCGCCTTACTCGCCAGTAACTTACGAATTACCGCTTGGCACTGCGTGACCAATCGGAGGCAATCGCATCACCATCGAATCGTTTAAACTGCTCTAAAGTCAGTTAAAATCAATGGTTTTAGAGGGTTGTTGATTTTTAGTTTAAACGCGATTAGACTCGGTGCCGTAGGCAACGATGCCTGCAACCGACTGGAAAGGTTTAAACATGAGCAATCGTGAATCATGGCTCGCAGATTTTGCTGCTGCAGCCAAGCCACACATCACCGCATCACTTAGCGGATTGGGTGGCAACGAGGAGGCAGTAATTCGCCTCTCTTGTGGCTTTACCCCTAAAACAGGGCGCAACGCTGCAGATGCAGCAATCGTGCCTCCATCAGCCAGCGATGATTTTGCTGCTGAGATTTTCGTCAGCCCAATCGTTGACTCAACCGAGGCAGTGGCAAAACTGGTGCTGCCTCTCTTGAAACTGGCTCACACTGGCAACTGGCGCTCATCAGCCCCAAGCGTTGCTAAGCCTCTCGAATCCCTCCCAACATGGGCAGTGGACATCCTCGCCACAATCGGCGCTTATCCACATGCAGCCCTCGAAATTGCTGCAGCACCAAAACAATCAACTCGCCTCATTAAGGTTGCATGCGTTAACGATGGATACATCGCTCGCGTATCCAACTCAACGCTCACTGCTCACGGTGCGCCAATCTGCCCAACCTGTTTAAACGCAATGGAGGTTTTCTAATTATGAAAACTTACGGAATCGAACTCGAAACTAGCAGCATCTCAATCCGCACCGCGCAATCTGCACTCGATGCAGTCGGCTTGGATTGGTCATGCAAGCCCGATGGCACCGCTGGCGTTGATGCTGAGGCAGTTAGCCCAATCCTTAACGATGGCAGTTTAAACGAATCAATCACCGCTGCTCGTGCCTTGCTCAAGGCTGGCGCAACTGTGAATCGCCAAACTGGTTACCATGTCCACATCGGCGCTGACCATTACGGCGCAGATGGAATTGCTGCAACTGTTCGCAACTGGTACACCGCAGCCGATGCAATCGGTGCGCTGGTTGCCCCAAGCCGTTTAAACAATCGGTTCTGCAATCACAACATCACTCGCAATCAGATTGATGCTTGGACAGAATCAATCCGCAACGGTTCAATCAATAACGCTGGATTGGGTCGCTATCAGTCACTCAATCTCGACTCATACGGTCGCCATGGCACCGTTGAGTTTCGCCTACATCATGGCACCCTTAACGGTAAGAAAATCCAAGCATGGGCTGAGTTTTGCGAGGCAATCGCAAGTTACTCAACTGCTGGCGGATTACTCGTTGATGGTTTAAACGATGTAAACACCTTGCTCGACATCCTAAGTCGCAGCGAGAAACTTAAGGCAGAAACTGCAGCCTATCTCAAGCAGCGTGCAGTAGAACTTCGCGCCTAACAAGCGCAGCCTGCCCCTAGTGGGTGAGCGAGGGTGCAATCCCCTCGGCAGGCACAAGCAGATAGGGAAAATCTCCCTACTGTTTAAACGAAAGGACTGGAACTATGAATCTATCAATCATTGATGGTCGTTCATTGCTACTCGTTGCATTAATTGCTGGTGTTTGGTTTTGGTACTGGCTTGGTGATACCGATGAAAGATAACGAATCGTTATACATCATCGAAGGCACCGACCCATCAGGTCGAAAGTTTAATAGCGTTTACAATAAAGCGGATGCGGATTACTTATTAGCAGCCGACCGTTTAAACAGGCTGGTAAAAGTTATCAGCCCATGTGATACAATTAACTCATAACAACTAGCAGACTGGAGAAATAAATTATGTGTGGAATCGCAGGCTTCTGCCTCAACCCAAAGCACAATCAGAATCAGAACGACCTTGCAGCGCAGATGCTGCTCGACATTGAACATCGTGGTTACCATGCCACTGGTGCTGCTTGGATTAATCCTAAATCAGGCAACCGCGTAATCAGTAAAGCACCAATCGCAGCAACCAAGTTTATCAAGACAGATGCAGGCAAGCGACTCTGTTTAAACGCACAGACTGCTATCTTGCACACTCGTTGGGCAACTCAAGGTTCGCCAAAGGTAAACGATAACAACCACCCAATTCCTCGTGGCAAAATCGTGCTCACTCACAACGGACACATCAGCAACGATGACCAACTGTTTAAACAACTCAAGGTCAGACGACACGGGCAGGTAGATAGCGAGGCAGTGGCTGCACTCATTGCATTTACTGCTGCACCTATTACCGAGTTACTCTCTCAAGTACAAGGCACTGCTGCCTTGGCTTGGATTGAGCAAGGCAGTGGCAACACACTGCATCTTGCTCGTGTTAATTCCTCACCCCTATGGATTGGACAGACTGGCACAGGTTCGCTGGTCTATGGTTCAACCGAGGAAACTATTGAGAACGCAGCAGTAATGCTTGACTCTAATCTTGATTGGTCATACTCAGCCAATGAGGGTGAATACTTCAAGGTTAAGAACGGCAAGATTGTGGAACATCAGAACTTCACACCGTTTAGACAGGTCTATACAAACAACTGGCGTGGGTTCGGTAGATTATCCGATGCTGAACTGCATAAGTATTGGGCAGATGAGGATGAACTAGCCTTCTAATCAACAGAAGATTAGCCCCCGCTACGGCGGGGGTTTTTCTTTTGCCTGGAATCTGGCAATCTTCTGGTGTTTAAACAACCAAGATGGTTAGTACCTGGCTGTCTGGTATTACAGCGTGTTTAAACAGTTAGCACTCACAGCACCAGACTGCTAACGACACGCGTTTAAACAGTAAGGTTGACCACTCTGGTAGGATTCGGTTTTACCGTTGGTAAAACCTAGACACTAATGTTTAAACAAAAAAATAATTTAAAAAAAGTTTCACAAATCCTTGACTTATGCATAACGAACTGGAATCCTGAGACATGTAGCAACTGGGCTACAAAGAACAAAGGACTGGTATGTATCTAGGAACAGGCGACATCATCGCCATCATCATCGCACTAGGCACTGCACTTACAGTGCTGGGCTTGGCAGTAAGAGACAACGCTCGCTTACAAAAAGAAAACAAACGCCTACGCATGAGAGTGCGTGAACTAAATAAGCAGGTGGAAACACATGCCTAATAAAAAAACTAATCCACACCAAATCGCACAAGTTAAAGCCATGCAATACCTACGCGACAAGTACCGCGCTGAATACTCAGCAGTGTATAGGGCAGAGGTCGTTGCTGCTGGTGGTAAATGCCACCCAACAAATCAAGAACGCATCGCCCGACTTCAACAAGAGATTAAACAACTGGAAAGCAAAGGTGTTTAAACATGAGTAAGCCAACCACATACGAGGGCTGGAAAAACTACAACACATGGAACATTGCGTTGTGGATTCAAAACGATTACGCCCTATACCTAAGCGCTTGCCTATTCATCAAGGGATACCAAGGTGCCAAGCCTTATCGTGATTGGATAAAGGTTGCTGGACTAGAAGGTAAGTCAACCCATGATGGATGCAAGTACAACGCAAGCGACCTCGCTTACGGAGAACTAAATGAAATGATGAAGGGATTGGTGAACTAATGTCTAAGATTATTTGGAAGGCAGAGATTACCGAGGACATGGTGGCACATCTCAGTGATGCAGAACGCAACCAACTGCAACGAGACTTAAACGAGGTAGTAAATCAGATTGGTCAAGAGGCAGGCGTAGGTAGGGAATACGAGAACGGCAAACTAAAAGAGGGGTGGCATAACTAATGGCTAAAGGCGTAGTGCTATACACAGATGGAACATACGAGGAGAAGGTGTTTAAACAACTCTCCGACATGCAAGCAGCAGTAGATGGACTCATCGAACCCATTGGGATGCATGACTTCTATGGTGCAGGAGTGTGCCAAGGTTATGTAAATGAGGAAGGGTTACTCAAGCAACTCACACTCAACTCAGTAGCGAGCGCCTTATCTTTCATGTTCGGTAACTCACCCACTATTGTGGGCAACATGATTGTGGTTGGTCTAACCGATAGCCATGGCAACGACACCGACATACCTCAAGACATCTTGACTTTCATTAGCCGAGTGTGTGGTAACCGTGCAAAACTGGAGGCTGAGTATGTTTAAACTCATCCACCCGCATGCTCGATTATGGATTGCAACAGTAGTAATACTTGGAATCTTTCTCGTGTTTAATCCACGAGTGCAGATAATTTCTCACGCACCAAAGGGCAAGGTCATTGCCTATTATCAGAACGATTACCAACGCTTCGCCATTGATGAACTAGTTAAGCGCGACAACCTTGAACAGTACCCATGTCTCTATGAACTGTGGATGCGCGAGTCAAACTGGCGACCCAAAGCCAACAACAAACAGTCAACTGCCATGGGAATACCACAATTACTTAGTAGTACATGGAAAAACATAGGACATAAGCCAACTAAAGATGGATACAAACAGGTGTTGGCTGGGCTTGACTATCTTGACCACCGCTATGGCAAGAAGGGTGTGTGCCGAGCATACGCCCATCACTTAGCCAAGAAGTGGTATTAGGATGGAAATAAAACATCACCGCATAGTAGATAAGCGAGAGGTTCGCAACCGAGGCAAGGAATTTACTGCGTTTAAACTGCGTTGGAATCCTGAACTCACTGATGGTGCAGCATGTAAAGGATTAGATGTTGAATTGTTTTACCCCGACAAAGACATCTTTACCCCTGATGAGGAGAAACTATTTGCTCGCATGTGTAGTGATTGCCCAGTCATGGAGATGTGTTTAGAGTGGGGGTTAGTCCATGAACGCAGCGGTATTTGGGGTGGCACCACCCCTTATCGTAGGCAAGCAGCACGCAGGGAGATGAACTTGATAGTCAGCGACCCACGAGGGATAGCCATGTGATACAGTTACACTGCTCATCTGCCCCATGAAGGGGAAGCGTGGAGTAGGTGAGCATACAAAAGCCCCGCAGGGTTCCAGTCCTTTGCGGGGCTTCTGTATTTTACAAACTTAATTCTTTAGCAAGCATGAACACTTCATCAGACAAATCATCTATGGTTCCATCGTTATACAAAACATGTTTAAACATAAAGTTATCCATTGCATGTTCGCTTTTGTGTGCATTAACTGGCGCATGATTGTGTCGGTTGATACGCCACACATCACCGCCCCTCTGTTGAATAGCAGTGGCTTCATTAGGAAAACGCACATCAGAAAAGACTACTCGCTCGTATTCTTCTGCTCGTTTAAACGCTTGGTCAATCCAAAATGTTTCACCAAACAAACCACGACCCACCTCAGTACCAAACACTTGAAGTAATCTGCGTACCTCAGGGTTAGCCTTGGCTACATCCCAACCAAACTCATCAACTAAATCAGCAACACGACTGTTGAGATTAAAGACTATTGGGTTGAGTGTATAGATTGCATCACGCATAGGTAAAGCAAACGAGATGCGCTTGAACCCATAGTTTAAACATAACAATTCTGCAACTGTATCTTTACCTGACTGTGCGTATCCACTAAGCCCAATTATCACTAGGGTTCCTTATCTCTTGAGTAATTGTTTCTTTTAATCCATTTAACATGAGTTGTGTTGGTACATCAACAGAGGTATGCGAGATGATTGTAATGCCTTCAATGTGTTGTGCTATTTCTTCACGCTGCTCAGCAAGATGTATCTCTAATGTCTTTTTCATTTGTCTATGTACCCAATCCGTTTGCGTTTAAACCAAATTATTTTATCTCCTGCCAGGTAGGTATAGTACCCTATGTCGTTTAAACAAATGCCAATGTAATACAACGGCAGTCCTATCCAGTTCCATGGCTTCATGCGTTGGTACTTGGGTCTAATCATTATCGGGTTTCCTGTATCTACGATTGTTCCATTGAGGTTGCTCCCCACCTAGCCTGTCTTGCAACTTAGTAAGTGCACGAGACACACGCTTACGCAATGCCTCCTCGCTTGCATTGTATTCAACTGCAAGAACATCGAAGTCGGTACCACCACCGTCAAACCTACGCCGCAACAACTCCTTGTCTTGGTCGTTTAAACGAGCAAGTGAGCCGCTTACATCTGACAACATTGCTTCTCTGTTCATGCCCTCATTAGGTTTACTTGTCTTACTAATAAACTCTGCATCTGATGGTGTGCCTGACTGCACCCACTGTTCGTAGTTCCATACATCACGCAACAACTCTTGAAGTATCTCATGTGTATAGTAGAACGCATCGCTTGGTCTTGACTTAGATTTATAGGCACGCTCTTTGGCTGCAAACTTTTGACTCTCGTTGTTAAATGTTCGGCGCAGTTTAAACACTAAAGAATCCTGCCCTTCCCACTCCTCAATCTTGTGCCAATGCTCCACTGCCCATAGGTTTAGATGCTGGAACACATCGTCAGCAGACACGAGGTTGCGATGGATACGCACACATCTTGTTGCACTATGGCGTGCTACTTTGTATACAGTTTCCCATAACAATTCGTTATTGTTGTCCATGTTTAAGTTCCTTCATCGTTGTTAATAAATCCTCGATAGTAATTAGATAACCCTTACTCCAGTTCGGTGGTATCTCGCAAGTAATCTCTCTGCCAAACTCCCTAATTGCATAGTGCAAATGGTCTGTCGGTACCATCACAACACCACGCTCAAGAACAAACGCCCAATACTCAGCAGTAGTAACCATCAAACCCGATGGCTCCCATGATTTACTCTTGTTAAACCAACACTCAACCTCAATGTAAATGTTATTAGTAGCCCACCACTTACGGTCACGCTTGACTTCAACAGTCTTGCCTTCCGTTAATAAAGCCTCGACTAACAGTTCACCCTTGCGACCGTAGCCAAAGTCTAAATCAAATGATGAGTTCTTTACCATCATGTTTAAACGCCTGCTCGCTTTCGTAAACCGTCAGCACCTTCTAATAAATAAACATCATTAACATCTTGACCCTCAGGCATAAAGACTGGAAACACATTGTCTAGTTCTCTACTTAAATGCTTAGCCATCTCACGCCCTGCGTTGTCGCCATCGCATAGCAACACAACCTTTGACCAGTCAGCAAGCACACGAGTATAAAAAGATTTCCAATTGTTAGCACCAGGCAAACCAACTGCACTGAACCCTGCTTGTGTGGCTACAACTGTGTCTAGTTCACCTTCGCAGATAGCAAGCACATCTGAATCATTACTTAATGCATTGATGTTATAGATGTGAGTCGTGGCTCCTGGTCTTGACAGGTACTTCGGACCGCTATCGTTGTTTAAACTACGGAACCGTATGTCAATCACCCCTGTTGGTGTGAGGTAAGGGATTGCTAACTTACCAACATAAGGTTCATGCCCCATCTCAGGCTCTCTTACGAAGCCGAGGCGAAACATAATCGCTGTCTGTTCGGTGATACCTCTGCTCTGTAGATACGGAACTATCTCTTGTAGGTTTTGAGCGTAACTCTCCGTTGCCTTCTCCAGTAATTCCTTCTGCGATTTGCTTAGCCTCATTGAATCCCACTCCTTCTCGTTTCATTATCAGTGAATAAACATCTCCAGCCATCTCACATCCGAAGCAACGAAACCCACCGTTGTCTATGTTTAAACGGGCAGACTTAACTCTATCACCATGGAAAGCGCAGCGCAGTGTGAACCACCCACGCCTTCCATGTGGTATTTCAAAACCGTAATGCTCAAGGACTTTAACGATGTCATGCTTAGAGTTTTGCAATGACATCACCTAGCCTTTGAACTACATAGGCATCCTCAATTCCTTTGTTAGATGCTTTGATAATCACCAATGGTGTTGGTGCTACCTTCATGTTCTTAGACTTACGGTAGTTCTCTGCTTCTAGGTAAGCCTCACGCAGCCAACCCGATAGGTCAACCTTGCCATCACGCCGTGGTGCCTTGGCTTCAATAACATAGATGTCATTAACCGCTGGCAGGAATACATCACCGATGTCATTACGCCCTGCTCTTGGTAAACGCTGAGCGTTTAAACCCTGTTGCATTAACCAATCAGCAAGGTCAATTTCAAAGGCTGCGCCTCTGCGTTTATTGCTGGCTTGTTGTGTCGCCATTTGTTTGCCTCTCCGCTGCTGCTGCAGCCTGCCAGTACAGTGCATAGTAATTCTCATCATAGGCAAAGCGCTTCATGTGTTTAACAACGGCACCAGTGTGTGCATACACATCAACACTCGCCTTCTTTAGATTACGAAAGAACACGATGTCCTCTCCAACAAACTTATCTCCCAGCCCTTCCTTTTCGGCAAACACTGAGTAGTCAGGCGATACGGCACGCAACTTAGGAACAACACTGCGATGCATCAAGGTCAAACCTAAACCAGCACAGTCAACCTTTACTACTTCATCCTTAGGTAGTGGGTGTAGGTATTTAATTTCATACTCACTCACCTCTGTAAACAAAGCAGGCATAGGTTGCATCAATGATGATTCCATTTGCTTGGAGATAAAGTAAGTACCACATACAACTGGCTTGGTATTCTTATCGGCTATCTTCCATAGCATGGCAAGCACATCAGTAGTGAGCACAATGTCGGAGTCAACCCATAACAACCAGTCTGTCTTTACCTTGTCATACCACATGTCCATCAAGGCTTGGCGTTGCCTGCCTATCTGATTACCTTGAACACGAAGGGCATTGTTAACTGCCATCTTATGAGCAGGCGCAGTCACCGTGGTGTACATAATACCTTCGGCAAACTTGCCATCTACCATACCATTATCGCACCAACCAATAGATAATGTTTCCTGATTACTGTTAGCCATTGTGTATCTCCGCTTCATCTAAAACTTGTAGTGCGTTCTCACCCATTTGTTTAAACGAGTTCGACATGTTAGTTAACTGTTCTGCTATGTCTAGTATGCAATCTCTACCGTGGTCATCCTTAAGATGGTCAGATAGTTGCGTTACATAATCTGCAAACTGCATTGCTTCTAACCATATTTGATGTGGGTCGTATACCTTCTTGGCAACTTCCTGCATCTGCTCAATTACTTGAGGCAGTTCTTCAAGCAGTGCTTCCTTCATCTCCGATGGTAGTTTCATTTTGTTTACCATCTTTTCCATCTCCCCCTGTGGGATTGATAGACCCGCTTGTAATATATTCTTTGTACTCTGCTTCGGATAGGTCTTTGAACCGACCAGTCTCTTTATTTTGCCAAACAATTGCCCTCCAACCAACGGTATATGAAAGTGTTTTAGGCTTAGCAATCATTAACTGAGCCTTGATGTCAATTAGAAGTGGTGCAGTCTGCACTGCAATTTCGTCTGTGACTTTTGATGCTGGTATTTCTCCTGCATTTTCAACAACTGTAAGTTCCCACTCACTCATGTGTTCTCCTAAATTAATTGCATTGGTTCGTATGTAATTACATCGTTGATTTGCATAGATGCTGGTTCATACGACAACCACACTGGTGTGCCACCAGTTGCATCAGCAGGACCGTAACGGTTCTTAACTGCACAAACTCCCATAGTAGAAATCTGATTATGTACGGTAAGAATTAATGAAGGGGTCTGCGCTACCTTTCCATGCAGTGCCTTCTGTGGTGGACATGGATTACCAGGCACGCCTTCGCTGGTGTGGTGACACACAACAACGGCTGCTCCAGTTTCTCTAGCCCACCATTTCAATTCTTTCATCAAGGTACGCAATCCACCCCACTCATCTTGTGAGTCCATCGTTACATCCACTGCGTTATCTAAAACAATTAAACGCACATCTTCGCCCAGTCGCTCACGAGATGCAAGGACTGCATCTTCAATATCTTTAAGCGTTGGGGATGAATCAAACTCCCACATAATGTGGTCAGCAGGCTTAAGCATTTGTGCTGCCCAGTCTCTGTCTTGTTCCATCAATGGTTCAACATCTGACTGATGCTTGCCAGTTAGCAAAGCAAGTAGACGAAGGCTCATCGTATGTGAGTGTGTGTCTGCAGAAATATAAAGGGTTGGAACTTTTGCACGGACTGCCAAGGACAGAGCAAGCGTTGACTTGCCTGCCCCTGGCGGTCCAGCAATCATGCTTACCTCGCCGTAACGGATTGCTATTTGTTGAGCAGCAAGTGATTGCCACACAACAGGAAGCGTGGCACCACCTTGTGATGCTGTTCTAATAGCACGGCTGAGTAGGCGCATGAGTTATGCAGGTACCTTGTTTTGGCAAGCCTGACCCTGAGGTTGTGGACATGCATAGAAGCCCTTGTATGGGCGACCAGTTGCTTTAGCAATACCTGCTGGAACTAAGCGCATTGCTCCTGCTCCACATGCACACTGTGGTGCTGGTCCACCTGCTGGCTTATAGCCAGGAACTGGAGTTGCATTAGGAAATGCTTGAGTAACTGCAGCAACTGCTGCACTTTGTGTTGGTGCTGGTGGTTGTGCCATTGATTCAACTGTTGATTCTAAATCAAGCAGCGTAGCAAGGCGTTGTGATATTGCATCTAGTAATCCATCAAGTTCAATAGCATCGTTGGCACGAAGGTTAATCAACATACCGTCACGCTTTGTCTTGAAGTTAATCTGAATTGCTGCTTCGGTGGTACTCATTTGTTTTCTCCTATTGTTATTTCAGGGTAGAGGTGAGAGTCTTTACCGCCCACTGCATAACATGCAGCATTGACAGAGCAAGTACCACACATGGTGCTTACTTGTGGGATAAAGATTTTATTTTCCATGGCTAGTTCAAAGCCCTTAGCCCATGAACCAAGGCGTGCCTCAGTATAACGGTCTAATGATTGAGGAGCCGTAAGTTCCCCAGTGCGAGCCATAAAGTAAGAGCCAAGAGATGGGCGAACACCAAAGGTTTTCTCCACAAGAATTGCGTAGATACCTAGTTGAGTTAGCGAGGCAGGTTCACGAGAACTTGTCTTGATGTCTACTACTATTAACTCACCAGTCGGTGCAACCATTAGTCGGTCAAGGAACGCCTTTAAAGGTACGCCCCCAACTTCCTGATTAAGTTCTGTTTCAATAGCCTCACTGCCATCAGGTAACTGATACATATTGAAGCCACTGTCTTGTCTGAACTGTGTCCAAAAGTTAATCATCTTAGGTCCGTTGTCAAACCACCAAGCAGCATCCTCTTTGTTTGGATTGGCTTTAGTAGCACGACCGCCTGCACGCCAAGGCATACCATTGTCGGCACCCTTGTAGTTGGCATCCCAAAAATGCGTAAACGCTGCAATCTCTGAGAAGTCATCTTGGTTAGGCATGCCATGATACAAACGGTCATAGTTTTCCGTTGCCTCATGTACTGCCTTACCACCTGCTAACCAGTACGATGGTTGTTCTGGAACATGTTGTATTCTTGACAGATAAAATTGCCAGCCACAACTAAGCCATGTATTTAGGGCTGAGTGACTGACATAGTTCTTACCTGTAACTTGTTCAAGTGTCATTTATCTTCCTTTCAATAGAGGAGACTACTGCACAAAGTCTGCTCTATTGTGCGACACGCCGAAGTAGAATTACACACATGTAGTTTAAACAACTACTACACTCCTGTTCGTGCAGCGTAAGGGTGTAATAGCGAGACTCATCAAGAGGCGAGCGAAGCCAGCCCAAGTGAACTTGCGTGGCATACCTTCAAGTGTTTGCCTAAATTGTGGGCATCTTGTATTCCAAGTTGGATGCATGTTTGAGGATAACGAGATTAGCCTATGGTTTACCGATGCTCAGTGTGCTGACTGTGGAGCATTAGTTACCGTACCTACACCAGTGGATAATAATGAAACTAATTTTAATTCTGATTGTATTGATTGAGAACTATTTACTCTACCGATTTGCTTTTAGCCGTGGAGTAAAGCGTGAGCAGAAAGCCAGACTGCGCCGTTTAAACGCACTAAGAAGGATTATTAATACTCGTGAGTAGATACGAATACAGGTGTCCACAATGTGAGATAACTGTAGAAGTAGAACGCTCCATGCATGCCGAGGCTGATGCGCCTATGTGTTCATGTTGTAGCCAGTTAATGACCCGCATTTGGAGTAGCCCACCAGTGAAGTTCAATGCCTCAGGTTTCTACAGTACAGGCGGATGAGCCTAAGCAGCACAGGTTGCTGCTCAAGAACCCAAACAAACGATGGGGTATCTGTGCAGTATGTGGACCCACAAGACTTAAATTAAAACAACGAGGTTACTGGTCTTGCCGAACCAAGTCTAATGTTAACCGTGTTAAGTTAGCCAAGTATAAGAAAGATTACTGCGAGGAGTGTGGCTTTGTAGCCATACACCGTAGCCAGTTAGATGTGGACCATATAGATGGCAACCATTTAAACAATGACATAGCAAATCTACAGACACTATGTGCCAACTGCCACCGACTAAAGACCCAAGACAATAAAGACTGGGAAAACAAAAAAGCCCCCCGCTAAAAAGCGAGGGGCTAATCTGTTTAAACTTACTTCTTCAAGCCAAATTCTTTTGCTGACTTGTCAACATACTTAGCAGCAGGTCCTACAAATCCAGCGATGAAAGCATAAGCCAACACCTTTGGGTCTGTCTGTCCTGCCATGTAAAGCGCAACCACTGATGCTGCTGCTGCACGAGCATAGGTTAGGGCTACTTGCTTAAGGGTTTTCATGTTCATTGTTTCTCCTTTATGATTTAAAGACAGGCTTACCAAAGCCTACGATTGACACAACTTGTGACTTGCGTAGTTTGGAGCCGTTCTTCTTTTTGAACGCACGAACCTTGAGACATACCTGTCCTCCGTTTCGCTGGTCACCCTTCTTATCTGGGGCAGTGTTGCCTTCGATACAAGTGACTGTTCCATCGCCGTTATCTTTAACGACAATACCGATATGTGAGATGCGGTCAACACCATCGCCAGGGAAATCAAAGAAAACAATGTCTCCTGGTAGTGGCTGAGCAGTATCGCTTGCCTTCTCCCACTGGTTCTTTTTCATAAATGCAGATGCCCCACCTGGTGTATATACGCAGTTAGGAATCTTTAAACCAACTTCATTGGCACACCAGTTAACAAAAGAGCCACACCATGGTTGGAAGTTAGCCTTTGTAAATGCACCGTACTTTGTTTCGTTATCTTTAGGTCCTTCAATTACACCAAGTTGTGACTTGGCTACTTCAATAAAGTCCAAACGCTGACCCATTATGCACTCGCTTTCTTGTCTACCTTAGCAAAGGCTTCGTTGATTTCTTCTGACGATAGGCTGCCATCTGCTAGGTAATAACGAGCAAGGGCTTCAAGAACTCGTGCTGCACCTAGTGCACCAGCAAGTGTTGCTGCTTGCCACACTTCAATACCTACAAGGGAGCCAGCACCGATTACCCCCAACGCCTCTGCTGCAATTACAGCAATGATGCGTGAGAATATATTTTTAAATGTATCCATTGTTATTCCTTTGGGTTGCGTAGTTTGAAAGTGATAGCCCATACAATCAGGGATAGCACGATTGAATAACCAACAACTGTTTTGGCTGAGCCTTCAAGGACTACCCAGGCAATGAACATGCCGAGGAGAGTCCACAGTTGGTTGGCAATATCTGAAAGAAAGTTCTTCATGGTTTTCTCCTAATCACTGCTGATGCTGCAGCGGTTGCTGCTGCTTGGGTTGCGATGTTGCCTGCGATAACGGCTGCGACAATTACCTTTTCGGCTTCTTCACGGACCTCTGGGGGAAGGTCAGCACCTACTGAACCGAGTGCTTCAAGTGCTGCACCTGGGTCGGTAAGTAAGTTTTGTACAAATTCAACTGGGTTTTGTAATAACTCCACAGCCATTGCGACTTGTGCTGTAACCACCACACCGTTTGCCAGTTCTACTGGAGTATCAGGTGGTAGGCTTTCAAGGTTGACATCTTCAACACTTACAACTGGGGGTTCTAATGGAGTGGATTCTTCTTCTGGCTCATCTACAGCAGGCGCTTCTGGCGCTGGCTCTGGCGCTGGGTCTGGTTCTATAGGTGGAAGTTCAGGCTCAGATTCAGGAGTTGGGGGAGCAGGAGGTTCTTCTGCAGGAGGCTCAGGTGCCTCCTCTGGAGGAGTCTCTGGCAAAGGTTCGGGTTCTACTGGTGGGGCTGGAGGCTCGTATGGGGGCACTGGTGGGAACCATGGCTCAGGTTGAGGCTGAGGTTCTGGACTTGGCTCTGGGTCTGGGATTACGACAGGGGGTTCTGGAACAGGGGCAGGTGGTACTGGTTCGGGAACCACGGGTTCAGGTTCCAAAACAGGCGGTTCTTCCACCTCAATAATGTTTGCTTGTTCTAGTGGCACGACTGTGCCATCTGTAAGACGAGCACCTGTTCTTTCATTACCTACAAGTGGACCATTGACGGCGTATGTGTATGCCACCGTTCCATCGGTTTGAATTTGTGCAGTAATAACAATGTTTGTTGTATCACCAGTAAAGGTTCCGTATGGGCGGTATGTACCGTCTACCTGAAAACCACCCTCACTAACATTAAGAATAAAATGAGTGTCTGGCATCTGTTGTGGCAGTACCCACCAGTCTTTAGATTCAATAGAGATAGATGGGGTCGTTGGATAATCCCAATAGGTACCATCAGGTCTACCAAATGTAATGACTGAGTTGGTAGTAGCGTATACATTTTCGTAGGTAACGCCATCGTATACAACTGATACCGTCAGTGGTATCTGATAAGACACATCATCCCCACCAGCAGTCACAATGGTTGTTACTTCTGATGCTACATCTTCTGCCCTTGCTATTAAAGGAAACAAGAACATAGAGTTAAAGAGGATAAAAAATACTGTTAAACTGTTGCGGAACTTTGGGGGAAGTTTCACTTTAACCTTTCACTTATTTAATAACATTTCGTAGATGCGGTCTACGCGTTCCTCTAATCTATCAACGGAGTCACGGAGGCTTGAGCCTGAATTGGGGCGGAGTTCGCTAAGGTAATGCTTTACTAACCAGCGCACTGCTGCTGTAAAGCCAGCGACAATAGTGAATACGGAGACTGCTAAGGCAGCCCAGTCTGATGGTGTCATTAAACAACCGTTCTTGCTATGAGTTGGATGATGCCACCGAAACCTGTGTAGTTACGGTTGGCTGGAGTGGAGCGAGTAAATGTAATTTGGTCAATGATAACTTCGGTTGGTTCTCCACCTTGGTTAAAGTCTTGGAGAATAACTGTTTGTCCGTTGGCTTCAATAGTTTCTAGTGCGTTTAAACGCTCTCTTGAGTAGCCCTCATAACCAATCATGTTTCCTGTTTTGTCTGTTTCTTTGTCATAACAGAACAGTGGAATCTGCAATACACGAGCACGAGTAGGTGTTGGCAAAGCCTTAACAGCAATACCTACTACTACTGGACCAGTGGTTGCATCGGTTGTGTTGCGAGTAAGGATAAGTTTAAACGATGCATCTGGTCCTGCATTTATGTATGCATCACCTAAGTCAATATCAGCGGTAGTGCTATTGCCTTCATAAAGCGTAGTAATAACTGTATCCGTTGTTGGACCAATCTTAAATACTTCAATGTCACCGCCTGCTAAATCATCAGTAGTACGGATACGAATACGCTTCCATGCTTTGTTTTCCATGGTGTCATAACGGATGCGAGCACAACGGATTTGTCCTGACTCAACCAACTCTGTTGGATGTTCCAACCAGATGCCTGAACCAGAGATTGCAAAAGAAACTTGATTGCTACCACCAAGAATACGAACAGCATTGACTGTACCAGTAATACCGTTTGCAAATACATCTGTTGCACGAGCATATACGCCACTAAAGTTTGCTTGAGCATTTCCTGATAGCGAGATTGGCTGAGCAAGATTGATGCGTGTAGTACCTGAGTTGGTATTTACTCCATTAGTATTGCCAGCCCAGATGTAAGAGTCGCGCCCTTCAAAGTCATAGACACCGTTTGCATTTTGAAATACCAATGGTCCATATTGCATGTCACCGTTTTGGTCTAGCGTTGCAATGCGAGCGCCTTTGTTTGTGCCAATCATAATATATGTGCCAAGGTATGTGTAAAGAGATAGGATTACTTCGCCTCGTGGCATTGTGGCTGCGGTAATAATGGTACCCAAGGCACCAGTATTATCTACTGATAGTTTGAATATGGTTGAGTGTTCACCAGCATAGCCACCAAGGTAAATAGCATTAGTGCCTTCTGTTATTGAGTTCCACTCCCAGCCAGTTGGCATATTAGTTGAGCCATCAATAAGGCTTCCTTCTGCTGCGGTCATTGTGGGTTTAATTTCTACAGATGCACCGCTACCCTTAGATGGAAACAATAATTCATAGGCTGCGTAAGCACCATTGGTAAATTGCCCTGCTCCAATAATGCGACCCTTGACATATTTAAGCGCTGCATGTGCAGCAGTTAAAGCACCATAGTTGTAAGACTTATGTGTTGTGCCATCGGACATCTTAATGTCATAGATGCCAGCGGTAGTAGCCACATATAGGTATGTACCATCTGATGTGGTAGCAAGGATTGTTTCGTTGCTAATAGAAGAAAAGTTAACTAAGGCTGTAGATGTACCAGAACTTGTAATCTTGTACATTGCTGTAGTCTGTGATGTGCGTGGTGCCATGTCGGTTGCAATAAGGAAAGCAACGCCAGAAGTATCAGCACCTGTATCTACCTTGCATTTGCCAGTAAAAGCCTGAACAAGTGTTGTCTTATTAAGTAGGCTTATTTCTCCTGGAGTCCACACATCTATGCCGTATGAATCACGGTAGCGAAAGCGAACTTCTAAATCATTACCTTCCATAGGCTCAGCAAATAGGATGCCTTCGCCGTAGTGCCAAGAAGATTGTGAGCGAGTCCAATAACCAGAACCACCAAGGGTATGTTCACCTGGGTCACGCATCTGGTCTACACGCTGAGAACGAAACTCTGCAGTCTGTCTTTTATATGGAGTGTTGTCTGTTACTGCCATAATAAATGGCAAGCCACCAACAGCCATATCAAATGCGTTACCACTTAAGTCATAGTATGTAGAGAGGCGACCAGATAAATCAATTATCGTGCGCTCGGATATATCGGGTGAACGACTAGCCACTGTATC